TTGCACAGCAGCCAAGCAATCACCAAGTCATCGTGTCCTCCTTCAGGGTGATCCACACGCCCGCTGCGCACCACAAGCCCGGTGATCTGCCCGATCGTGGCCCGGTCTCGCACGTGGTCTGCCCCGCGCTTGGCCGCCAGCTGCAACGTGGAGCCGTAGAGGGCCGTGCGTGAGGTCTCTCCCGAACCGGACGTAGCGAAACCGAAACACTTCTTGTAGCGCGTGTAGATGTTCGGATCTCGCCGGATCATCGGCTGACGGATCTCCTTGTAGCGATCCGGATACTCGTCCGCGTCCTGCACCACCGTGTTGTACAACCGCTTGAACGGGTCTTCCCCGTACTGCGGCAGCATCAGCAGCAGGTAGTCCAGCAACATCCCGCCTGTGGAGCGCCGTTCAATGATCGCCGTGATGTTCTTGTAGGACACCAGAATCGAGCAAATCCATTCAGCGAACGTGATCAGGTTGGTTTCGTTGTACGTACCGACTGCAACCGTGGCGAGCGTCTCCACGTCTTGCAGGTAGAACGAGATATCGTCCCCACCCGAGGCGTCTGACGTGTCCATCCCGAGGATGAACTTGCCGTTGGCCATGCGGTAGGCGATCTCGTTCTCCGGGATATACCACCGCGTGATGTAGCCGTGAGGCCGGGAGATGTCCGTGTACAGCTCCTGAATCTGGCTCTTGGAGATGCGCTCGAGCACGGAGACCGGGATCGGATTGGACTGGCTACCCGAGGTCCACTTGTTGAAGTAATCTCGGTTGGCGTCGTCACCCGTTTGCAGCGATTCCTCCAGCTTCTGACGCAGCCAGTTGTCGTCCTTGCCAAGCTGCTGGTGGTTGAACGTGGCGTTGACCATGAACACCTTGCCGCGTGAATTCACCCGCACGAACTTCTCCAGCTCTTCCCAGTTCTTGCAGTCGAAGAACTTCTCGGTCCACACCGCTGCTTTTTCCACCAGGTCGTAGATGAACATGCCGTCACGGTCGTCCTTCTTACCCGCCGTGGTGGTGATGATGGTGCCGTAGGGTGTCCCCGCAGCACGCGCCTTGTCTACGGCCGCTCCAGTGGCCGCCAGGGCCGCTGGCAGGGCAATGGCGATGTTGGGCTGGAATGGGGCCTCGTCGATATGGAAGATCGCAGAGGTCAGACCCCGACCCAAGTTATACGCACGCTTCGGCGAGGACTGCGGCACGTGGGTCGTGTAGGTGTTGTTCAGCGCCTTGATTGTGATTTCTTCAGTGTTGTTCGCGTCTTCACGCGTTTTCAACTGCAGATACCGCGGCAGCTCCTCAGAGATTTCTTTCAGACGCTCCACGTTCTTGCGACGCAGGTTGTCGTCTTTGGTCATCAGGTTGATTTTCGTGTTCTGGCACACGAGGTGCGTGAGCAGCGTCATCAACAAATCAGTGGACACAGATTTACCAGTTTGGCGAATCTGAATCAAGATGATCATGATGTGGTTGAAAAAGCTCCACCACAGCGCGATATTCCCGCGGTTGGCCTCCACCATCGATGGCTCGTCCGAACCAATCGCAGGCACCCGGGCGACTTCCCGGAAGAAGTACCAAGGGTTGACCTTGCACTCCAGGGCAATGGCTGCCATCTGGTTCAGGGTCAGGTCTTTGTCGTAGGGGTCCACCCCCTGCAGGTCAGGGTTGACGAGGGCCAGAATGAACGCGTGGTTCTTCACGCCCATCTCGCGGTAGACAGAAGCCAGACGTATCCAGCTTGTATTTTTGGTTTTCAGGTCGGGGAAAGCACTCGGGTACTTGTCCCAGTCCTCTAGGAATAAAATGATGATAGCCTCCGTTGAGGTAGGAAAGAGAGATAGACTTCGCGAGGCGAAATCATAGGGTCTGTTCGCGCCGACTCCTGGGGCCACCGGTATGGCTGGACGTCATCGACGTTCATATCAACGGTATAAATCACATTGCACGGCATAAGCCCCCTGCCCGAGAGCAGGGGGTCTATGACGTTTAAACGCCGTCCGGCACGAAGCGAATCGGCAGACCGATCACAGCAAGCTGCAGATCGTTTTCCACCGTGCGCTTGAAGAACTTCACGAACACGGTGTCGTAGTTCGTGAACGGCTGCGTGAAGACTTGCTCCTGATTCCACTGCGAAATCGGGAACTCGATCTCCTGCATCCCGCGAATCACCTTGAAGTGCGTCGGAGTCGGCGGCAGCGACTCGCGCGCCGTATCGACCAGAGGCTTCGCGTTGAAGTACAGGCGGTTGAGCCAGTCGGCCTGCGTCGCAGCACCAGCGTCGACCTTCACCTTCCAGTAGTTCTGGTTGACCATCACCACCGCAGCGAAGTTGCCTGCACCGAACGGTGGGTTCTGACCCGGGTCGAAACCGATCGTCCACATCGTGCCGGTGTTCTCGTTGCCTGCTTGCGCAAGCACGATGTCCATCGTCTGCACGTGGATGTAGTTCTTGTACACCGGGTTCACGTCACGCAGGTTCACCGAGACCGACACGCGTTGCGACACGCCGTAAGCAAGCGGATCGAAGGCACGCGTGTTCGCGTTGAACGACACGTAGGGCGTGGCACGGTAGACCAGCTCGCGCTCCAGGTTGTACAGATACCACTCCATCCGGTAGCCGTTGATCGCATCGATCCACACGGGGTAACCGTAGAGCTTCGTGGTGTACGCACCCTCGGCCTTCTTCGTGATCGCCTTGTAGGTCTTGGACATGAAGCGGTCTCCCGCCACCGTCGCACCGTAGACGATCTCGCCCGGCGAGAGGTTGTACTTGAGCACCACGGGCATCTTCTGGCCGACCACGGTGGCCACGAAGTGTTCGAATCCGAAGATCTGGAACTTCGTGCCATCCACAGGCATGCGCAGCGTCGAGCCGTCCGAGTACTGCACCACCCCCATCAAATTCATGCCGGCGAGCGGCACGTTGATCGGGTAGACGATCTGCAGCGGGTCCGCCTCCGAGAGGAACGGGGTCTCCAGCTTGATCTCGGTGATGTACTTCACGGCCGAATCGCTCGAGCGGATGAACGCGGTGTTCTCCACGATCAGCTGACGGGTGGAGACCACACCGCCCGTGTCCGAGTAGAACACGGCCGTCACGATCTCACTGTCCACCAGATTCTCGGTCGTGTAGCACACCGGCACCGACTTCACTGCGAGGTTTTGCTGGTTAGGCATTGCCACGAGCTCCAGCGGAATCGACTGGCCGAGCAACGTGCCCGACTGGTCGTACATGGCTGAGATGACCTGCGCCGTACCGTCACGCACCGAGCCCTTGAAGATCTTGGCCGACGTCACCATCGAGCCGTTCACCTTCAGGCGTGCGTCCACCGCGAGCGTGTGCGGGATCACCGACTTGTCGATGTACGCCCGGTAGGTGTCGCTTTGCGTGCCCGGGCCCACGCCCAACAGCACGTCGATGTCGCTGAACTCACCCGTGTCGACCGGCTTGACCTTCACCAGTGTCGGGATGAGCGTGGTGGGGTCCACCGAGACCACACGCCACTTCTCGTCCGTGTCCGGATCGATCACGTAGTCCTTCACGTTGGGCACGTAGTGGTTGTCGCCCACCGTGCCCATGTACACCTGCGAGAGGCTCCACATCTGCCAGCGTCCGTCCGCGTCGTAGATGGGGGCTTTCCCGTCTTGCGAACCTGCAACGCCGGACAGCGAAATTACATCAGTCATTTATGCTGCTCCGTTTTTCAAAGGGGTGTGAGACGAAGGAAGTGAGACAGGTTCACCTTATCGTTCAGGAAAAGTTTCACGCAGCGCGAGACGAACTTGTACCAGTAGACATCGATGTCCACCACGGTCGGTTCGTTGTGCGGATGGATGTTCACGTAGCGTTCATCCACTGCGTTGGCGTCTTGCGTCGGGTCGTACTCCAGCAGCCACATGTACGGCTGCACCAGCTCACGAACCACCTCGTCGTTGTAGAACTCCTTCAGGCGAGGGTCGGACAGCGTTCCGGACATCAGGTCACGCATCACCTTGTTGCAAAACGGACTGTAGACAGCGTACTTGTTCGGAATGGCACTCGGCAGCGTCTGGGGAGGCTGCGGGAACTTGAGCGTCATGTAGTCCGAGATGCGCTGGTCGATCTCTTGCGAGTGCGCACGCATCGCGTAGGTCTTCTTGTCCGTGTACCCGCGCATGGGCACCACCAGGTCACGCAGCAGGTACGGGGCGCCGTTGCGGGCGTCCGTCACTTCGATGGCAGGTGAGTCTTCCGTGAACTTCAGCTCCGAGCGTTCGTACACAGCGCCGTCCACCACAATGCGCATGACCTTGTCGTCGCGGATGTCGTAGCGGTTGTTGTGGGACAACTGACCGTACTCCACGAACCCAACGTCGTCCGGACGCTCGCGCGTCAGGTCCGTCTTGCAAAAGCCTGAGAAGCGGATGTCGATCTTCTGCAACTGCCCACGGGGGTTGATCAGGTACTCCTTGTTGGTCACCACGATCTGTGGGAACTTCACGAAGTAGTCCAACCCTTCGATGAGCGAGCGGCCGTTGAGCCACACGTCCAACTCCCCCATCTGGATCTGCATCGGCCAAGACAGGATCTGGCCGTTGCGCAGCTGGCGGTGAGAGAGCGTGAACCGCAGCAACCCATCGGCTGCTTGCAGGTTGAGCGTGTAACCGAGCATCGTGCGGTCCGAGCGCACCAGCGTGAAGGTCGTGACCTGGTCCGTGAGCCAGGTGAGCTGGTTGTTCAGGATCGCGTACTGGCCGCTGTCCGTCACGTCCACCCACTGGTTGGTGACGATCCCGTCCACGATGGGGCAGGTGTACATCCGGTAGTTGCTCGTCGGGTCCAGCGGCACGATCCGGTCGCCGTAGACCTCGTCCAGACGGTCCGCCACGTCCCCGGCCACCATCTCCACGAGCTGTGCGCTGTCATCGCGCGCTGGGTAGCGTGAGCCTTCCAGGTGCGTGAACCAGCCGAGCAGGTGCCCGGCTGCGTTGTACTCGTAAGCGGTGGAGCGCGACTGCAGCCCGTAAGGCACGTCCGCCACTTGCTGGCCCGACAGGTCGTAGCACAGCGCAGGCGTCATCCCGAGCAGCGAGGAGATGGCGTTGTAGCCGTAGGCGTCTTCCACGAGCGCGCCCGTGACATCGTCCACCTCCGAGCGCATCACCTTCGTGTAGAAGGCATTCTCCAGGAAGTCCGCCCGCCAGTTGAGCACCACCGAGTCAGGACCCAAAAGCGCTTGCGTGAGGTCCAGATCGGCGAGCTTGTACAGCTCCTTGATCCGGTTGTCCTCGTTCACGAGCGGTCGGTCCCAGCCGGCCTTGCGAATGACCACCCGCACGTACAGCGACTCCACGTCCGTCCAGTCCTGGTCGGTGGCAAACCCCTGCACGTAAGCCGTGGGGATCGCGTAGTCCTTGTGCG